TGCCTCTCCATATGGGTCCGGTCGTTGTCAACGGGATGCACGAACACCGTCTCACCATCCTGCATTCGCGCCCACTCGACTTTCGGGTCGATTGATATATCCGGCTCGGGCGGCATCGGAACGGTGTCCGCGAGGTTTTCGTCGCCGAGCGCCTTGTGCGCCCTATCCGTCGCGTTCCATAGCGCACGAGGATTATTCACGATTAAGGGTGACTGCAAATCGAGCTGGTAGAGCGCAAGGGCCTCCTGCTTGCGGACCTCTTTCGACCAAACAGAATTTGCGAACTTCAGACGGAACGAAAATCTTCCGTCGCGATCCTCCGACGTGATCGCGGCGGCGCCGTTGTTGGTTGGGAACAGCCCATCAGCGTCGTCCTCTGTCACTCTAAAATAGGTTTGCTCTGGGGTGAAAAGGTACTCAAGTTGCCAGAAGTGCTGGAGTATTTTTGCCATGTCCTCCTGGAGCACCTTCGTGTCAAGAGAAATGCGAACGTTGCCCTCTTCGAGGAGCTTAATTGTCTGAGTGGCAGTTCTTGGAGCGTTCGGGCGGTCGCTCTGGCGCCCCATCTGTAAATCTCCGAGCCCCGTTAGCTTTTCACCGTACGCGAGAACCGTTTGCTCCTTCCACGTCGCCGTTTCGAGGTTCGCGCCTATCGTCAGTTCCTTTATGTCGGTGGCGGGATTATCGAGCGGGATGAACAGCCCCGGCTCGGCTTTGAACGTATCGGCCGTAACGCCCGCCGCGGGCCGATAGCCGAACATCGGCGTCGCGGCGAACTGCGCGCTCTCGGTCGCCAGGTTGTGGTTGACCTTTAGCTCGTCTTCGAGGTCGATGAGCATCTCCGCGAGGCCGGGCGACCAGTACGTGCCGTCCTTAATCATCGACGACTCGACGAACGGCCGCCTGAACCGCATCGTGGGATACAGATCTTCGAGCGACTGAATACCGATGATGAGGTTGAGGTCGAGCAGATAGCGGATAACGAACTCCTGCGTCTTCATTTCGCGGCGGTCCCAGTCCCACTCGCCGGCGTCCTTCTTCCCGCTTTTCAGCGGCCGCCACCGCCCGTACCACTCGAACACCGTGATCCATTCGCCTGCGGAGAGCGGGCGCTCGTACATCACGCCTTCTGCTTCATCCTTCTCCAATTCCACCTCTTGCCCCTCGGGTTGGCGCTGGCGCCCGCGTTGCGCGATGTTCAGGATAGTATCCCAGTGCTTCTTCACTTCGCCGTTGTAGCGCCCTTCCTCGACGCCCTTCAGGAGATCATCGGGGGTGACGACGACGCGGCGTATGACGTAGGAGAAGTCCTGAATGCACTTCACTTCCTCGGCGGGCACGATCAGATCGCCAGGCCAGAGCGGAACAAAGCCCGGCCCCTCATAATCGACGATCTCTTTCCCGGCGACCTCGAACGTATCGCGGCACCACGGCGAGTACGCGAACGAGCGCCCGAAAAGCAATTTACGCAACACGAACTCGCAGAATGGGTTGGTGAGTTGCATACTTTGAAACACCCGCCAGGTCATGTATTTTCCAATCTTGACGTCTCTGGAATAATCCGAAGGCCCGACGGGCACGGCGACGATTTCGGCGTCGTCGCCGAACAAGGCATCAACCTCCTTGGCTAGCTTTGTCAGCAGATTCCACCGTATATACGGCACGCAAAAATTTGAGCTGGTTTCCTCGCCTTCGGCGGGCACGTCGACCATCGAGCGCCAGCGCCGGTAATACGTCGCCCAACGCCGTAAACGTCGATGGTGGTCGCCGATCGCCGCGCGGTAGTCGGTGAGCACGCGCGTTCCAATCCGCGAGACTTCCGCGTCCGACCATTTGAGTTGGTAGTTATCCTGCTGCGGCGGCGTGCGCGTGGACGCCGGCGGCGGCGGGGAAGCGGCGGCGGGCGGCTGTTGCGGCGGCGCGGGCGCGCCGTTGGGCGGTTGCGGGGTCACGATAGTTCTTTCGACGCGGTACGCTCGTCCCTAATGTCTCAGTTCGTCTTTGAGGAGGTGTTCACCTCCTACACCTGTAAATGGGCGGGATGCGGCGCGACGTTTCGCTCTCAATCCCGCGTAGTAAAGTACTGTCCGGCCCATCGCAAAGAGAACGCCAAGGTAAAATGGCAACGACGCGCGCTAAAGCGACTGGCGCGACAACGCGCCGCCGCGGAGCAACGATCCGCTATGAGCGAAAAAGCCAAGCCCGACGCCCTCGAAGACGATCAATTCACGTTTCTGGATTGCACCTGTGCGAGCGACCCGCTCGGCCGCTGCGTCGTCCATAGCGACGAGGAAGCCCCCGCGCTCGTGCCGGAGCCTTTGGAATACCCCGACTAATTGACGTCCTTGCGTTTCTTGTACGGCTGCGATTCGTCGTCTTCCTTCGGCGCGTCGAACGCGAGCTTCTCCTGTAGCTCCTCGACGGTCATACGATCCTCGCGTATGACCTCGCCGGTGTCGACGCGAACGATCGACTTAACGCCGACGCGCGGCGTATTCAGAAGCGCCGTGCATTCGGCGTCGCGGTACTCGTGGCCCTCATTGATCTTACGCGCCAGCTCCGCGATGTAGCTGTCCGATTCGTTGATCGAGACGGCCATCGACGCCGCGAGTTCCTTCTTCTTCTGGCGCAGATCGGACACCATCTGCGATTCGCGCGCGAGTCGTTCGCCGAGGACGCGAAGTTCGTCGGCGCTGAAGTTGTACTGCACCGACTCGATCGAGCGCCGTTCGGGCTTCGCTTGCTCGGTCACGCCGCGTCGGCCTTCTCGACGACGGACGCGCCGGCCGCGGCGACGGGAACCGGCGTAAACGTGCGCGTCGACGTGCGTACGGTCGTCGTGAGCGCGTCGACCTCGGGCTTGGGGAGGAGGTTCGCAAGGGCGCGCAGCGTAATGCTGCACGCCGAAAGGAAGCGTTCGGCGCCGAGCTTCTTACGCGCCGCGGCGACGTCGACCTGCGTTTCGAACGTGCACGGCGAGATTTTGAGGACGTAGCGCTCGCCGCGCATGATGTAGCTCGCGGTCGGGTCTTGATTGCGGCAGAGTTCCTTGATCTGGTCGCGCAGACGGTTATACGTGCGCTCGTGCGGCGCAAACGCCTCGCGCAGCTTCGCGACCTCGGCGAAGTCGTCGACCGTTTGCGCGGGCACTTTGATGAGTTTCGCTTCTGCTATGGGCTTCATACCGGGAAATTCGACGCTGAGTTACCACGACATAGACTGACTGTGCCTTGTGCCGCCGGTAGGCTCATCGCGCGGCAGCCGTGCAATCTCAGCGCTTCAATGATTCCACTTCTTCGCGTTCGCCGCGAACTGCGCGCGCTTACGCGTTGCCGGCGACGACGACGCGAGCGCCGCCTGGAGCTTGCCGGGTGGAATCTTCTGCCCCTGGGGTACCCCCAGATCCTTGTGGAGCAAGCCCTTGCGCGACGGTTTGATTCGAATTGCCATACTGCACCGTTATTCGACGCGCCCGCGCGGCGTTATTTCGGCGTCGGCACGGGCACCCACACCCACACCCAACCGTTCAGCTCGGCGAAATACGAGAGAGCCCAGAATCCGGGCGTCGTGCCGCCCGCCGATTCCGGCGGCAGGTTGATCGGGTTCGAGATCGAGCCCGTTTGCCCGCCCGGCGGCGTTCCGGGCGGCGTCGGCCAGATCGTCGGCGGCGGATCGGGCGGCAGCACGATCGGATGCGTTGGCGTTCCCGGCGCCGGCCAGATTCCCGGAGGCGGTCCACCGCCAGGCGGATTGGGCCATACGATCGGCGGCATCGGATGCGACGGATACGGCGGCGGACCGCCGGGTGCGATCGGATGAGTGGGGAATCCTGGTCCCTGACTCGGATACGGCGGGTAGTAAATCGGGTGCGTCGGAACGCCAGGCGCCGGCCAGATTCCCGGAGGCGGTCCACCTGGCGCAATTGGGTGAGTGGGGAAGCCGGGTCCCTGACTCGGATAGGGCGGCGAAGGCTGCCCATATCCAGGATCAACCGGGTTGTAGATCGGTGGCATCGGGTACGTCGGCGGGTAGTAAATCGGCGGCGTGGGGGCTCCACCACCACCTTCCGGCACTGGCACGATGTAAAACATCTGCGGCATAGGCGTAAAACTCCTTTGTTATTTCTCGGTTACAGCGGGGATTGCTTCTCCCTTTACACCTTCGACCGCGCCCGCGCCGTCGCGCGGTTCCGCGTTAGGCGGCGTCGTTCGCGGCGTCGCAAAGGCCCACTGCGCGAACGCGCCGGCGAGCGTGGCGAGCGACGTGAGAATCGGCATCAGTCCGTAGCTCGTGCGCTCCTCGACGTGGCCGAGTGCGATCGAGGCGGCCAGCATTCCCAGGATTCCGAGGATGCAAAAGCCGAACGCCATGCGCGCACGGTCGGCGGTTAACCACTGCATTCTGCGGCGTTATTCGACGCCGCGGCCCGATGAGCGTGTTTCGGCGTTAACGGTCGTAGTGAATCTTCCTAAAGGCCAGATCGCAGGCTATTCTCTCTCGCCCGGTTCGCAGCGCGGCGACATCCTCCTGGAGATTGTCAAGCATCTGCGAAATGAAGGTTTCTCCCGCCCGCCGCAAATCGGCGATTGCCTTGGGGATGAGAGACTCGGGAATGAAAACATGGACCTCCCCGAAAGCGCCCAGGTAGACGCCGTACAAGTCGTCGTGCTGTCCAGCGCAAGCCCACGGGCCGGGAGGAAACACGCCCTCCGGATTCTCATTTAGCAACCACTCTTTCAACTTCGGTTCCATTTCCTTTACCTTATCCTCGTATTCACGCCGCGCCGTTCGCCCGCCGGCGCCTGCCCGTAACGTTGAACGGCAGGCGCGCGCAGCGTTTCGCGCGCCACGGGCCGCGGCATACGCTGCACGACGATAAGCGCGAGCGCGAGCGCGATCACGAGATCGTCGTGGCAGCCTTTCTGCGCTTTGGCCTTGCCGTCCGGCCAGATGACGAACGTGAGTAGCTCCATAACGGTCATAGGATAGCGCAACGTGAGCGCGCCCT